ACGAATTTTGCGTATTCCTCTAGTGGCACCCCTAATTTCTTAGCGATTACTACCTGTGATTTGGTGAGTTTCACAGACTTGCGTCCTCCTTGTCTTCGACTTACCCCAGCTACATTTTGGACGGGTTGCTTTGTAGCTACAGGCTCTTTATCAGTCGAATCCTGGGCAAACTTTTGAGGGAAATACTCCTTCATTCGTTTGTTAATGTTATTATAATACTCATCACTCTCTGATTCAATACCCTGCCCTATAAGGTCTTCATGAATAGACATTGCAGCTCCAGTCATAACTCTGTCTGTGCCAAACCATTCATTTTTAGAAGCCCATTGTTGAGCTTTTTGACTTATTTGAACTGGTTGTTCACCAGGTATTTGATCTTCTTGTGGTGAGTCTTTGTTTTCCTCACTTAGTTTTTTCTGAGCTTCTCTCTCTTGTAATGTTAAATTAACTTTTTCGTTTTCAACAGCTAATTTAGTCATTTGAGAGTTTATCTCAGCTACCTTTTCAGAATCTTGTGCATCAAGTGCTTCTTTCAAAGATGTTTTTAATTTATCTTGTTCTGAAGTTACTCTTGCTTGGATTTCTTTAAGGTAATTATTATCAGTTTCGTCAAGCTTAGATTCAACGCTCTGATATTTCTTTTTTAGTCCTTTAGCATAATTCAAAGCAGCTTTTTCTCTTCTCTCTGCTTCTTTAGCTTGAAAAACTAATTCGTTGATTCTTTTTTGATAATTAGATTGTTTATCTTTTAAATTATCAGGTTTAGTTTCAACTTTATTTTCCTCCACTTCAACTTCAGTTTGTGGCTCTTCCTTTTTTTCTTCAGGCTCAGCTTCAACTTTTGTTTCTTGTATTGGATTTGTGTATCCTAAATCTACATCTTCTTTTTTAGAAAACGCTTCATCAGGTTCTATTGGTTTATCAACATTAATGATTTCCTCATTAACACCATCAGTGTCGATATCAACCTCTTGTTGAGGTTTGTTCTCTTCTGCCATTTTACCCTCCTAGTAATGGTGCAAAATATCGGCAGGATTAGATATGGTAGCGATGATTTCATCATCGTTTAAGATCCGCACTTCTCCCCCGTCTATTTTGAATCGAGAGCCTGCGTATCTTCCGAAGATTACCCAATCTTTTTCAGCGCACCATTTACCTAAAGGAAATTTTTCTTTGTCTCTATAACAAAGATTTCCTTGCTTAAGCACAAGGCCAACAACTGTTGTTAGCTGTATTGTTTCTTGGGTTTGTTCACTTAGATATAAACCACCTTTTGTTTTAGTAGGACCTGAATACGGAAGAATTAACATTCTATAACCCGTAGGCGTTGGTAACCTATCTAAAAGTGATTCATCTATTGATTTAGCGTCTAAGACTTTTTTGACTTCAGCTTCATCTTTGTAAGCTTTTTCCAATGTCTCAGTCCGTTTCGGTTGCTCCGTGGACTCTGTCATTTTTATTGCTCCTGTTTTTTTAACAAGTCTATAATGTCTTGTTGCAAGTCATCAAGTGACTTGATTTGTCCTCTAATATAGTGAAGGTCATTAGTGTTGTCAACATCTCTGACCAAAGTTTCTTTTAATCTCTCTTTTCGTCTATGTATTAGACTTTTTATAACATCATGAGATGTTGTATCAATTGCCATTTTTCTCCATAAGTAACTTTAATCGACCTGATTCTGCTACTTCAAATTTAAATTCTTTCATAACATCTTTGATTAAATCCATCTTGTAAGTAATCCAATCATCAAAAACGATTCTGCACCTAGGTGCAGCTCTATTTGCAAACCAAACAGCTTCAGTTAAAACATCTCTTGTTGTGTGTGGTCCATCAAGCATAACAAAAGCAAATTTAGAATTAACATAAGCACGATGATTCATAAAATCAGTATCAGTGATATTTTGAAAACAAAATTTACCCGAATCTAAATATGGTTTAAAATCTTTTAACATTTCATCTCTCATGCTATTTGGATAAGTAGGTGAAATGCCGTCTTTATGACTTATGCCGCTGTCTGAATCGAAATGTTCATATTTTATATCACCGTAGGGATCTACGCCAATATGTAAAAAATTATTTTTGAGATTGTCCATTGCAATCTTAGAGCTCTTACCTTTTCTAACTCCTATCTCGCAAGAATAGTATCCTTGACAGTCAAAATCTTTTGTCCACTTTTCAAATAAATCGTATTCTTCTGAATCACCTTCTATCATAAGAAGTCTTTAACATTTACAAAAGCAAAAGCAACCTATTTCTTACCGCCACGGAAGATTTGTGTACCCTTTATACCAAAAATACTCGCAACTACAAGGATCCATAAATTTGTGAACCATTTCGGAAGGTCCTGGAAATACTCAAAAAATAATTTTACCTTCTCCATCGCAGTTGGGTCATCTGACATCACTGCCCACATTAAAACTATTATTGGGGCTGAGATGATTACAAGTACAAACTCGTCCTTATAATCGTTTTGTCTCGCTTCAAGTAATTTACCTTGGTAAGCTTCCTCACCCCGAGCCATTTTCTCCGCATGCATGAGCTGGGCATCAGACATTGCCATCTTAGTCTTCTGCTTATTTGCGTAAATCTTACTTCCTGCTTGTAAAGCAATTTTTGCTAAACTAAACCACGCCATTTAATACCCTTTCTAATTTTTTATACTTCTCTCTATCGTTAGCATCTTCACAATACTTTTTCAATACCTCGTCTATCTTTCGTTTTCTTCTATCACAAAGATAATTATATATTTTAAAATAAATATTGACTGCGGACTTACCTCTTACTCTCCATCTCCAACTATCTAAGTGATGTTTTTGTCTTGGTTTTATAAAAACGACAGATCCTGTATTAAAAAATTTATATATATTATCAATTACATCTTTGTCTGTCATTTCAACAGAAATTGCAGGAATAGAATAATTTTTTTTAGTTTTTTCGTATGAAATATATCCTTCGCCATCTATTATACCAGCAAAGTACGCCTCTTGATTAGATTCTTTTTGATCTTTTCTTTGTGGAAACTTTAATACCTTGAGGGTTAGGTCCTCTTTTAGGTGGGGGTCCAAATCTTTTACCACCACTAAGACCTTTTCTTTTTTCTCGATTTTTTTTCGACATTTTTAATCTTACCTTTGTTTTTAGATGCGTAAAATACTTGTTCACCTTTTTTTGATCCATATTGACCTTTCATGGATTTCATTATTTCTTTGCCTTTTTTGTTTAATGGCATATTTTAGTCCTTCAAATCTGGAAACTCTTTCAATTCCTTGTTAACAGTTTTTGCAGCCTCTTTATGAGCTGATGAACTACTTAAACCTGCAGCTCTATTTTCGTTATATTCTTTTTTTAACATTTTATTAAATTTTTTAGTTGCACCCTTAACTATTGGATCACCTAATTTAAACGCAACTCCTAAAAAATATCTAGCTGGCATTATTTTTCTAATTTCCTTTCTGCAATATCTAATCTTTTGTCAGACTGCTCATCTTGTTGAGCTAATCTATCATATTCTAAATTTAATTTGTTAGCTTGTCTTTGATTTTCCATTTCTTGTCTAAACTGTGTTTCATCTGCCTTTCTTTGTAAGTCCATAGCTCTTAAATCAACTTCTTGTTGTTTAATTCTTACAAGTGGGTCTGATTTTGCTTTATTTGCTTCCATTTCTCCTTTAACTAATTCTGTTGTTATCTCTGCAACAGCAGTTGCAACTGAATTATCGAAAGCTATTTGAAAAGATTGTGGGTCGTTTTGTTGTAAAGCAACTAAATTAGGATCCTGTGCAAACTGTTCTCTTACTTCTTTTCTTGCTTTGAAAGAAATATGATCAGAAACATGAGATTGCAATAAAGCGTATACCTGTGGGTTGATCTGAACCATTCTAGATTCCATAAAAGCAGTGTGTGCAGCTATATGTGCATCATGATCTTGGAATTCAAACACAGTTAATAGTTTCATTTGCAATGCTCTTGCATTTTCTTTCGCAGGATCTAATGGTTGAGGCTGTTTTTGAGGTGGTTTCAACAAAGTTTCAATTTGTTTAGTGCCTAAAGCTTCATAAACTCTTCTGTAAGCTTCGTGAATGTTGTGTAATTGTGGATTTGATGTAGCAATTTGTAATTGTGTTTGTGCTAAAGTCACTCTTTGTGCCATAGACATAATATTTGGGTCAGCTACAGGTAAAACATCTATTCTTTGATCAAAATCTGAAGCTTTTATTTGTCTTGGACCACCATAAACATCATATGGATACTCGGGTGGTAAATATTCTGAACAAATTCTTGCTAAAATTTTAAATTCCATACGCATTGCATAGTAACAACGCTTATGAACACCACTCATCACTCTAGAACCTCGTTCTAATAAAGCGATAGTTGTGCCCACAGCCCTGTTCTGCGTGTCATTACCTACTGCGGTATCGGTTATCGCAGCAAATTTTTGACCCGCTTGCACTACAAAACCTAAAAGATTGAATAAAGTTGTGCTTGGTTCTGAAAAAGGTAAATTAAAAAATTGATCTCGTATGTTCCCACCTGGTGCATCTACATCTCTAAACTCTCCAGGTTGTATTGGTTGGTCGTCATCCCTAACTCTGATACCTCTAGACTTAAATCCTGCTGGTAAATTCTTCAAAGTACCTGCATCAATCAATTGTCTT